GTTAGTGGTTTAACTGATGCCAATAGTTCTGTGCTTGTTACTAACGGCTCAGGTGTACCAAGTTTATCAACTACGCTTCCTACTGGTTTAGCTTTAGCAACACCAGCTAGCGTTACGCTTACAAACGGTACTGGCTTGCCATTAACCACAGGTGTAACAGGAAATTTACCCGTTACTAATTTAAATTCAGGAACAAATGCTTCGAGTTCAACATTTTGGAGAGGCGATGCAACATGGTCAGCACCTACATTAGATTTAGCTTGGACTTCTGTTACAGGAACATCAGCAACCATGGTCCCAAATGGCGGTTATGTTTCTAATAATGCCGCATTAGTAACTCTAACATTACCAACAACAGCGGCTTTTGGAACCATTATTAGCATTATTGGTTATGGCGCAGGTGGTTGGAAAATTGCACAAAATGCTGGTCAACAATTGCAAATAGGCACTGTAGCGACAACTTCAGGTGTTACAGGTTCATTGGCTTCAGGTAATCGTTATGATTCTTTAACGTTAATTTGTATTGTTGCTGATACCACATGGTCCATTTTAGGTGGCGCACAAGCTTCTTTTATGACAACAACCTAAAGGATCTATTATGGCCACAATTAATGCTCTTGATAATTCTTTGGCTAATTGCACAGGGCTTCCCGTTCCTTCTGGTTTAAGCACAACAGGGACTCCTTCAAGCACCACGTATCTTTCGGGAACGGGTGTTTGGTCCGTGCCATCAGGTTCTAGTAGTGGAAGTTTAATTAATGTTCAATATCTTACAGCATCAAGTGGAACTTATACGAAAACAACAGGCACCAATAAAATCCTTGTTCAATGTATTGCAGCTGGAGGGGGAGGTAATGGTGTTTCTAGTACAACTTCTGCTGGAGGAGGAGGCGGTGGTGGCGCTTTTGCTCAAAAATTTTATGCAACTGCGCCCGCTACAGCTACTTATACTGTAGGTGCTGGTGGCGCTGGTGGCACTGGAGGTTCTGGAGGAATTGTAGGAACTTCTGGTGGCAATACAACGTTTACAGCATCAGGCGGAAACATGGCTGTAACGGGTGGACAAAGTAGTAATAATTCAAGCTCTGGAATTATATATGGAGGTTTTGGTGGCGGCGTTGGTTCAGGAGATACATCAGATATTATATTACCAGGAAATCAAGGCGGTTATGGAATTAATCCAACAACAGCTTTATTTTTAATAAATGGTTGTGGCGGCGCTTCGGGAAATGGATCTGCTGGGGCTAATAATTATATTTCAGGCACTGATGGTGTTGGAAATAATGCTACAGGTTACGGCGGTGGTGGTTCTGGAGCTGTTACTGCAACTGCTGGCGGAACTAATCATGCTGGCGGTTCTGGAGCAAACGGATTAATTCTAATTTACGAATATGCTTAATAAATATTATGTTACAAGGACGTCATCATGAAAGATTTACCAAAAATATCGTTTTACGATTTAAACAATACACCTACACAAGCTTTAATGAAGCAACACAAAATTACAACTCCTCAATTAGAACAAGCGGTTAGACGTCATATGTATGATGCTCCAAGACACGAAATACAACAGGCTTATCAACAAATTTATAAAAAGGATAAATAAATATGCCTTTAAAATCTGGTAAATCTAAAAAAGTTATTAGTGAAAACATTAAAGAACTTTCACACGCTAAAAAACAACGACCCCATAAACAAGTTGTAGCTATTGCTCTTGCTCAAGCGGATAAAGCTAAAGGCAAAAAACATAAAGCCAAGAAATAAACTATAGTTAAGTTATCTATAAACAAGGATGATGTAATGAAACCATTATTTACAGATTTAGAAGAAGGTATGACAGTTTTTTCTAAAATAAATGGATTAATAGATTTTATGGAAACAATTGGTCCAAAACTTTTATCATTTGAGCAAGAATTTGTTTCTATAATTTCTAGAATTCAAGCTCTTGAAGCTTTAGTTGTGCAAGCTACAGCCATTATCGAAAATAACTCTTCAACTACACAAGGAAAAGCATCATGAAACATGAAATGAAAGAACATAAAGAACATGAAATGAAAGAACATAAAAATATGAAAGGTCTTCATCATGTTAGTTTGGATACAATTTTACCAAAAAGAAAATATAAAGATGATTTTGCTGATGGTAAATTTGGAAGCCTTCCAAAAGGTAAAGGCTGTTAATTTTAATTAAGCCGCTCTGACCAGCGGCTTTTTTTTGCCCTAAATGTCGGCAATTTGCTTTTTATCAACTCTTTATTAAACTCACTATAAGAATCAAGGATGATTTAAGTGGTGTTCGGCCGAGCACCCACTAGACCTCTGAGTTATGTGAGGGTATTTAGCGTGACGGCGTAAAAGTCCCAGTACCTGACGGTTTATCAGGGCATTACCGTGATGGGGTTAATAATCAATGAACAAGGATTGTTTAAAATGGAAAATATGGCAAGTGATAATAGTTCACATGAACAACAAGCAGCGCAGGCAATACAAGAACGTTTGTTTAAGCAAGCTGAACTCAATGAAATTGTAGGAAGAGCAAAACATGAAGCTGTAGAGTCTTATAAAAGACAATCCGCAGCAACAGCATCACATCAACCGCATCAAGAACAACCTCAAAGTTTGTCAGAAGAAGCTATTCGTCGCATTACAGCTGAAGAGCTTTATCGTCAACGAGAAGAATTCAAAACAAATCTACTTAAACAAGAGAACGAAGAATCCGCAAAGAAAATCGTTACCGCTTATCAGCAAAAATTAAAAGAAGCTGTTCAAAAATACGGTGAGTTTGATGCTGTCAATGCTGTTGATATTTCTGTGTTTCCTAATGTGGTTCAACACATTATAGAAGACACCGATAATGCAGAAGATGTTTTGTATTCATTAGCATCTAAGCCTTCTAAGCTTTTGCAATTGCAAATGCTTTCAGAACGTTCACCTACTAATGCGACTTATGAAATCAAAAGGTTATCTAAAGCTCTTAAAGCTCAAGAAACTATACCTACACTTAAACAAGCCAAACCTCCATTAAATCAACAGTCTAGCTCATCATCTGGCAAAGATGTTCCCAAAGCTCAAATGACAATTGCTGATTTTAAAGAATTGTTTTCTCGCAAAAGAACATTTTAATGTGTGACTAACTAGGAAGATTTTATGTCAGTTTATGCAAATAACATTTTACAGACCGTTCAAACCTACCAACGTGGTGGATTGGCGTCTTATACAAACTTAGCGTGTTTATTAACACTCGCTAACAAAAGATTCCGTAATTTTGACGAAATAGGGACAAACTTAGGTTCAACTGTAACCTTTGATTTACAACCTAGGGCTATTGTTAATCAAGGCCTTGTTGTTAATTGGCAACCAGCTATTCAAAGGGTTCAAACTTTGACTTGCGATCAGGCTGCTAATGCTTCGTTTTCTGTAAGCGCAGAACAACTTATCTTTAATTTAGATAAAGGCGAAGAAAGCTACATGAAAGTGTTTGCTGAACAATTCATGGCTGAATTAGCAAACAGTATTGAAGCTAATATTGGTTTAAATTTTATTTCAAGTGTTGCAGCGCCTAACACAGGTGTTTTGTATACAAATTCAGGCCCATACAGATTCTATGGTAATGGCACAACTAACCTTAGTTCCTTTGGACAATTAGCTCAATCCGTAACGCAACATGCTACTTATTCAACTGTAAGAACAGGCATCAAATATATTTTGCCTGATATTGTTGTTCCAAGCATCGTAACATCAGGACTTGGACAATTTGCGCCTTTACGAAATGATCGTATTGCTTATACCTATGAGCTTGGTTCGTTTGGATCGCCTGTTGTAGAATATTACAACTCTAACCTTTTACCACAACATACTTCTGGTAATACAGGTGTGAACGCACAAACACTAACAGTTGTTTCTACTAATGACCCAACAGGTCAAAACGTTACTCAAATTACATTCTCTGGCGCTACTGCTTCAGATTTAAATGCAGTGTTTGCTGGTGATTTGTTTGTGTTTAATAATGGTGTTTCTGGTTTTAATAACTTGTGCTATTTAACTTTTGTTGGCCATATTCCTTCAGCAGCACCTGTACAATTCAGAGCAACTGCTAATGCAGCTGCAAATGCATCAGGTCAAGTTGTTGTTAATATTACTCCAGCATTAAATTGGGCTGGCGGAAACACACAAAATTTACAATATCCAATTCAAGCAGGAATGCAAGTTAGTGGACTACCTTCTCATCGCGCTGGTTGTATTATTTCTGGTGATAGTTTGTTCCTCGCGATGCCTCGTTTGCCAGATCAAGTTCCATTTCCAACGGCAAATGAAACAGATATGGATACTGGCGCTAATTTACGTGCTACTTATGGTACTGTTTATGGTCAAAATCAATTAGGTCTAACGATTGATTGCGTTTGGGGAAGTACTTTAGTTCCAGAATTAACAACACGTGTTATTGTTCCATTGACACAATATTAAAAGAGGGAATTTAAATTATGAGTACTTATCAAAGCGATCCTATTGTAAGCTTACCTTTTTTATATATTAGTGGCTTAAATATTTCTGTTGCTAGCACTAAAATTGTAGCAATTTCAGCTGGACAATGTCGCGATCAAAACAATGTGTTAGATATTCCTGTTGGATATTCAAATTTACAAAATTATGTTTATCCAGCAACTCAATATAATAATTATTTGCCAGGTTTGTTTGTAAACTCGGGTCTTAATGGCGCCAATGGTTTGGATTACGGTACATTAGCCGCTTCAAAACAATATGCTGTTTATGTTATTGCTTCGTCCAAAGGCACTCAACCTGTTGCTGGATTATTGTCTTTAACAAGCAATGCGTACCCATTGCTTCCATCGGGTTATGATTCTTACAGATTGTTAGGTTTTATTAGCACCAATGCTAGTACAAACTTCGTTCAATCAACTAATGCGCCTCAAACAATGAAAACAGCCATCGCTTATGGTTTATCTCCATCTGTTAGTGCTTTATCTGCTGGTGCTTCTACAACATTTGCTGGTGTAGACCTTAATACTGCTGTTCCCCTAGGTACATTGCAAAACGTTCTTGTAACATTTGCAGTAACTTTTATTCCTAGCTTAAGTTCATCTTTAGCTCAAATAAGACCAACGGGTTCAACTGCAACAACAAGTTTAACAACTATCACTGCTGTTGCAGCTGGTGTTGCTCAAACTCAATATATTACTGTTATTGCAGGTGTTAATGGTTCTTCTCACACAAGCGTAGATTATTTAGTTTCTAGCGCAAGTGATAGTTTAACATTATCAGTTGTTGGTTATGTCGGTGCTCCAACTCAGGCTTATCCAAGTTAACTTAGAATTCTTAGGCACTGTAAAGAAAGTGCCTAGGGGTTTTTAGCATAATTCGTCTAAATTAGATTATTTACCTACGGTTAATTTTGCTTTATTAAGCAGGCCGCCAACCTTTTCCAATATTTACATCAGCAAAACTCGGATAAGCCGTTTTATCTTTAGCATTTAAAATGCATTGGCTAGAAATTGTTAAATCAGGTGGTGAAATGTACATAAGTTTACGAACGTAACTTTGATAAATTTTTTCACTTTGAGGATTAAACATTATTCCGTATTCTGAGCAAATTAATCTGGCTAAAGCATAACGAAGATATTCTATATATGACGTATCTAAACCTTGATTTGAGCTATTTACAAATGTGTATTGAGTAAAATTTGGAATATTATCTGGATTTGTAAACGTTTCAGTAATGTTTGTTAAATCTGTTGTTAAGTTTACATCAACTAAAAATAATTTAACCATGGCTTGAATAACATAGGCCTGATCTGGAATAAAATACATCGCTAAAACACCGCCCCCTAGTGAGCGATTAAAATTCCAATTTAGTGGTAAAGAATACACATTATTAGCACGAGGTGAACCGTAATAATGTCTACGTTGCAATTGTTGCATGCCATAACGCACAGTTTGTAATTGAAAAGTTAACGATTCTATATCAGCAATATAAGGTAAATAATAATATTCTTGCTGAGGCACTAATGGGAAAGTTATTAATTGGTAATACGGAACTAAATCGGTTTCTATTTGCTTAAAATTTAACAAATCATTAAGCATATTTAAACCATCATAAATCTGATCGCCTGTAATAGATTGTAAATTACGACCAACAATGCCGCTTAAATAAAACGATTTTGTAATTAATTCTTGCGCAGTGTAAGCCATAAAATCCTTTTTACGCTTAAGAGTATTAGTTTTAGTTTAGCATAGCCTTGGTAAAACGCAGTCAACATGTAAAATACGGTAAAGAAGCTATAATATTTAAATTATAACATATTCTATTTGGACAAGGATTCGTCAAATATGTCATTACAAAATTCCCAACAAGACAATTTGTCACGCATTAAAAAGTTTGTAGAAACTACCCACATTTACTTTAGGGAAAATTATGAACGATTTAATGATTGCCGTAGATTTGTTTTTAAAAGCTCATTAAGTAACGATGCAGCAGCCGCTCAACGCGCTATAAATCACCCACAGCTTACGTTTAATCGCTTAGAAGCTTACATTTCACGTTTACTGGGAGAGTTTTCAAAACAAGAACCTGACATACAAGTATCAGCCTATGAAGATCAGTCTGTGGATGGACTTACTTTAAAAATTATTGAACAACATCTTAAACATGTGTTTTCAGACCCTAGCAATGAAAATTTACGTTATGCTGTTTATAAAGATGCTTTATCTGGTGGTTTTTCAGCAGTTAAAGTTATGACTGATTATGAACATGAAATGTCCATGAATCAAATTATTAAATTCAAAAAATGTGAACCCACATTAACAGGATTTGATCCTTTAGCTGTATTACCTTCTAAAGGAGATGGTCGTTTTTGTTTTGAATTATTTCCAAAAAGTAAAAATGAATTTGAAGCTGAATTTCCTAATGTTGATTTAAAGACTGTTAGTTTTAAACGAAATTTTGGTGGATTTAATTGGTCTTTTGCTAACAATGTTAATGATAAAACATTGTTAGTTGTTGATTTTTATGAAAAGAAATTTAAAGAAGAAACTATTGTCCAATTAGCTTTACCTGATGAGGAAGGCAATATTTCTTCTGGTCCTGTCATGTTTCTTAAAGAATATAATCAACTTTGCAAAGAATTAGAAGAGTTAGATCCTCTTATGCCGCCTCCAGCTATTTTAAATAAACGTAAAACTAAAACTCAAAAAATTATTCGTACAAGATTAATAGAAGACAAAATTATTGATTCTGAAGAAACAGATTTTGAAATGTTACCTATTGTGTTTATTGATGGAAATTCTTTAATGTTGTCAGGTCAAGACAATAACAATATTACACAATTTACTCGGCCTTATGTCTGGAATGCTCTTGATGCACAACGTTTTGTGGACTATGCAGGTAATGCTTGGGCTTTTGAATTACAAAATTCTGTTGCACATAAATTTATGGTGGCTAAAGAAGCTTTACCGAAAGAAGAAACTTTTCTTAATGCTTATAAAGATATACAAAATGCTAGTACTTTAGTTTATAACTCTTGTTACGAAAATGACCCTAACTTGCCAATTATGAACCCGATTCGTGAAGTGCAGCGTATGCCTATGCCGCCTGAAATTTCAGGGGCGTTTATGTCTGCAGACCAGACGATACAGTCTATTTTGGGTTCTTATGATGCATCATTAGGAATTAACGATAATCAGCTTTCGGGCGTAGCAATAATTGAAGGTGCCACGCAATCCAATGCCGCAGCTATGCCTTATATTGTTTCATGTCTTGAAGGTTTTGAAAGATTAGCGCAAATTTACGTTAATCTTTTACCAAAATATTATACCAATGAGAGAGTGTTACCGTTTTTAGATAAAGATTCCAAGCAACATAAATTACAAATCAACACACCAGAAGGGTTACCTCTTGATAAGCTTAATGGTAATGCACTTAAAGTATCGTTAAAAGCTGGAAGCTCTTTTGCTGTTGAAAAAACACGTACAATGAACACAATCAAAGACCTTATGTCCGTAAGTCCATTGTTTGCAGAATTTATTGGCACACAAGGCATACCATTCTTGTTAGACCATGTTAATGGATTACATATTGATGACCTTAAAGAAAAAGTTGAACAATGGCAACAACAACGTGAACAACAAGCTAAACAACAAGCACAACAACCTAACCCTGAACAATTAAAAGCGCAAATCAATGAACAACGTCTGCAATTAGAAAAACAAGCTATTGATAATAAACAAGCTATTGATATTGCTAGATTACAACTTGAACAAGAAAAACTTGCTATTAATACTGAACTTACTGATAAATCATTAGAAATACAAGCATTTAAAGCTCAAATTGAAGGGGCGCATAAACACGATGATACGATGGTAAAACATATTAACATTGAGCATCGAAATACTCATGAGCACAATAAGCTTAATCACGACATGCTTAAACATATTAGTCAAAAACTTAGCAAAGGTTAATTATGCATCCTGTGTTCAAACATGTTGATAAACCAAAATTACCTTCTGAATCTGATATTCAAAGGCAATTTATAAGTTGGTTAAGAACGGATTATCCAGACATTGCTCCATTTGTTTTTCACATCCCTAATGGCGGTCATAGAACGCTTTATTATAATAAATTTTTAAAAGAAATGGGGTTGCGTGCTGGGGTTTCTGATTTGTTTGTGGCCATACCAACAAATAATTATCACGGCGCTTGGATTGAATTAAAATCAAAAAAAGGAAGAATTTCACCAGTCCAAGAAGAATTTCTTGAAGATATGTCTAATAAATGTTATTTTACTTCAGTATGTTACAGCCTTGAAGAAGCTGTAATTACACTTAAAAATTATTTGAATATTTAAAATTTATTTATTGGAAAATTAACATGATTATGACCCTTATTTTTGTTGTTATTGTTGGACTTTGTGTGACTGCCGGAGTTGTAGTTGTTGTTTGTATTATGGCATGCATGTATCAATGCGTTGATAGTTGCATGGAATCTCGCCCTAATAATGCACAAATACACCAAAGTTCTTCTGGAGATTCTTATTACGATAATTTATCAATGTCTGCGCATTTCGATCCCTTTGTTGATTTAGAAGCTTGTCGTGTAAATCCTATTACAATCAATGAACACGAAGAAGAATCCAGTGAGACAGATTATACAAATCAACAAAATCAAATTGATGAGTATAAAAAACATGAAAAAGCATTTATTAAAAATAACTATATGAAATTTTGTCATGTTGTAAATTCAAAAGCTTCAAAAGAGTTCCCAAAAGAATTTTTAAAGTTTTCGCTTACTGAAAAAGTTAATGCCAAACATAGTTTTGCAAGAATGACAATGAATGGTCGTTTAGCATTAAAAAATATTTAATCTATACTTAGCATGCAACAATTATTAGGAGTTTTGCATGCTCAGTATATTGTTAATAAGTCTTCTTGTTTTTGCAGTTGGCGGTTTTGTTGCGTTTTTAATAAAAAAAGTTTACAAATATCTTTTTAAAAAACAAGATCAACCAAAAACTATGGAACAAGAAGCTCAACTAGCAGAAAAAGAACTTAATGAAACTTTTCAAGAAGAAGAAATTATTAATGAATTACATTCACCTAAACTATTATCTTTAAACATCATTGAAGAAAGTAAAGAATCTTTAAAAGTAACGCATGATTCAATTGTTACTGACTTAGATCAGATGGATTATTATAAAAGTGTAGACTCAGACGCTGAAACTGTTTTTACAACATTTGACTCTTTTTCAGATTTAGAAACATTACAATCACCAAGAGTAACATTAAGAAAATCTTCAAAACAAGTTACGTTCTCTAATCCTATTAATTTAATGGATTCTCCTAAACCTAAAGTTAATGAAGATAAGCTTATTGAATTTATTGCAACAGCAGAAACCATTGATTCTAGTGTAAATACATCTCCAAAAGAATCTCCAGAAAATTCACCTAAATTTAAAATTGTTCATCAAAAAACACAAGCTTTTACATCTGAAATGAAAACAACGGTTAATCCGTTAACGCAAGATGCGTCATGTGGCTGGAAATGCGGAAGTTTTTCTAAAATTACTAATTTTAATAAGGCTGAACCTAAAAATAAATTAAAAAAATAAAAACCCTTCAAGCTTAACGTGCAAAACAAACGGTGGACAAACACACGATACAAAACGTTAAACTTGAGGGCACTAACTTTATTATATACTAACTTGCTTTTATTTTCTCTAACATAGAAATAAAATGCTGCGCTTGTTTTTCTGTTACCTCATCAAAACTCTTAACGTTGTAAACATCTAAAGCTTTAACTATTCTTTCTTGTGGACACTGTGTTTCTATTATTAATGAACTAATATAAGCCAATTGCTCATCGTTAACTTTATTGTTTGCGGGAACATTAATGGCTTGTTTAAGTTTATCAACACCAAAACTTTTTGTTTTCTGATTATAATCCCTAGTCATTTCTTCGGGAACTTCTTCTTCAAAATAAGTGCCTTGAAACAATTCACAAAATGCAGACCTTAAAGCTTGCGCTTCAGCCACTTTTTTAATCATCGTTTCTTTTTTTGTTCTCCATAACGATTGTTTTGTATCATAATCAGGAAAATTTACAGAAATAATTTTGTCAGGAAATCCAGCACGGTGAACAACGCAAAAAGCACCCAACAACTCACCCCTGTCTTTAAATAAGGCTGGCTTATGAGTAACATGGGTTTCTGCTGAAATGTACAAAATATCATTTGCATAAATTGGGTAAGAGTTACAGCCTCTAAAATCTGGATGTCTTTGAGCTATACGCATGCAACCGTCACGAGAAATAAATATTTGCGCAGCTTTGGATAAATCGTATTTAATACACCAAATTTCTTTTAAAAATGGATTTAATCCTGTGGCTTTACCCAATTGCAAAAATACTGAAAATTCAGCGTCATTAATTAAATCACTTTTGTAGACTCGTTTAATGTCATTTAAATTTTTATCTTCCCAAATTTGCAAATCTAATTTGTCTACTGTGTACACTTTTTTAACCACTTCTACTTTATTAGAAGATTTTTGTTTCTTTTTAGCCATTTTTTTTCTCTGTCTGCCTAATTATTTTATTAAAAAACTTCTGCCACGCTTAGTGTTTTTATAGGACGCCAAAGTCTCACCGTTAGCATTTACAAGGAGCTCACTATCTTGCATTGCAGACATAAGCTTAATTTTTAAAGACTCTTCTTGTCGTGTAAGTTCGTATAATTGCGCTTTTATTTCTAACAAATTATCGTACTCTCTGCATAAAGCATCAGGCAAAACAACAAACTTTTCAGGTTCTGCTGTAGGATATTTAAGTTTAATGTCATTGATATTTACGAGTTCAGGTGGATTTTGCTGCTGCACGCATTGCCAAAACTTCGTACATTCTTCTAAAATGCGTCGCTCAATGTCTAAATCTCGCTGATAACTATATTCTCGATAATCATTACCGCCAATAAGGACAACAATGTAAGCTTTATCTGCTTGCGCAATAGCGCAATACGTAGCAACTTGCAGCATGTAATCAAGCGGAATACAGTCACTGCCTTGTTCGCCCCATTGTTTAGCATTAAACGCTGAACATGTTTTAATCTCTAAAATCGCATTTTCATCAGGAAGATAACCATCTAAGTTCCCTTTAAAAAAGGTTAATTTTGGATGTGTTAACTGTTTTGGTGTTGTAATAACTTTATCAGGATGACGACGTTTAAATTCTTCTCTAATAACAGGCTCTAATAATGAACCC